CGCCACCTGGGCACCGGTCAGCAGCGCGTTCATCTCGTTCAGCGGCATCGCCCGCTTCTGCATCTGCTCGGCGATCTGCTGCTGGAGCAAGGTGTTGGCGTACTGCGAGGCGGTCAGATCCTGCTGGAAGTTTTGCTGGTTCGCTCCGGACATCATCCCGAAGTTTTGCTGGTTCTGGGCCATGCCCTGCTGCCAGCCCTGCTGCTGGGCTTGGTTGCCGAACTGCGCGCCCGCGAGGTCCTGCTGGAACTGCTGGCCTTGACCCTGAAGCTCCATCTGGTAGTTGCGCTGCTGCTCGGTGCCAGCCGTCTGCATGGCGTCGAACGCCTGCCGCGACTGGTTGTCCTGCAGGTTCTGAAGCTCCTTCTTCCAGGCCGCGCTGCCACGGGTCAGCCCCATGTTCTGCAGCTTGCCCTCCAGGGCTTGCTGCGCCTGCTGGTTCTGCGGCTGCATGCGCGCCATCAGCGCCTGCTCGGTGCGCTGCCGGCCAAGGTCGCCGCCGGCCTGCATGACGTTGGTCTTGCCGATGCCGGACATGATGCCCTGGCCTGCGCCCTGGGTCAGGTAGGCGTTGGGGTCCGTCTCGCGGGTAGCGACCGCCTTGCCGCCAGGGGTGAGGCTGCCCCAGTCGAATTCGTTCGCCATCGCCTCGCCGGCGCGGCCGATCTGAGCCTGGGCAAGCTGGCTCTTGGCGTTGTCGACGTTCTGCTGGGCGTCGAGCGCCTCCTGCATCTTCGGGTCGACGGTGGTGTTCTGGACCCACTTGGTGACGGTCTTGCCCGTGGCCGGGTCGACCATCGCCTGCGACTCCCACTTCTGGGAGCCCCAGGGAGTGACCTGATCGGGCCGGTTCGCCCAGTCGGCACGGGTCTGCGCTTCCTGGCTGGAAGCCGCAGTCTTCTCTGCCATCGACGAGTAGTCGGGCGGCGGCGGGGGTCCGGACTTCTTGCCCATCAGTGGGTCCTCCGTGGCGCGAGCCACTTGCATTCTTCGCGGCGCATCCGCATCAGGAAGAGCGAGCCGTCGGGGTGCGCGCCGTCAAGCTCCACCACGAGCTTGAAGCCCAGGCGTCGGTTGATGTCCAGGGCGACGACATTGTCGCTCGGGACCATCGCCAGAACCTGATTGCAGCCCATGACGTTGAACGGATAGTCGAAGCAGGCATGGATCATCCGCTTGTCCATCCAGCCAGGGTCGCCCGCCATATGCATCACGCACGAGGCTTCGTTGTAGCTGTCGAAGCCGACGACGCCACGCAGCACGTTGGGGTCGCGGTCGGAGATCGAGCCGATGCAGCGGATGTTGGGCGAAGGCACAAGGCCGATCCGGCTGCACAGCCAGTAGACGAGGGCGTCCTGCGGCTGGCAGGCGATCACAGCACGCCCCCAGGCTCGACCAGCGCCTGCCAGCCGACGAAGATCGTGTCGGCCGAAGCGCGGACCTTCATCGCCAGGGCACCGTAGCGACCGCTGCCGGCAGCACCGGTCCATGCCTCGTAGCTCTGCCCCGAGCCCGACCAGACAGCGACGTCCCAGAGGCCGACGTCCCAGGCTCCGCTGCCGGCACCAAGGTATGCCGGCACGTTGCCGGTGATCTCAAGGTTCCACTCACTGTTCAGCCCGGCCTGGATGCCTGGGGCTGAATCGCTGATGAAGCTCGGCCGGACCATGTGGAACCGCTTGACGCGGATGCCCTCGCCCAGCGGCTGGAAGGCGGTCACCACGAGCCCCTGGAGGTCGGCCCCAGGCACGTCGTCGATCTGGCCGTCGGTGCCGCCGATGAAGCACTGCCAGATGTTGCCGTCGAGGTCGCCCGAGAAGGTGCTGCCCTCGAAGCTTTCGACCGTCAGCATCGGGTAGCCGCGCAGCATGGTGAACGCCTTGTTGTTCACCTCGTATGCCCACTGCAGGTTCTCGATGTTCGTCTCGGCCCGATTGATGATCAGCAACTGCTCCTGCGGCAGGAACTTGACCTCCCAGTACCGGGTGTCGAGTGAAGCCGAGATCTCAATCGCCAGGGCACTGTTGATGGCTGCCGCGATCTGGGCGTTCTGGAAGAAGCCCTGGCCGCGCATCAACTCCGACATGAAGACCATGCCGCGCTCGGACAGCAGGATCACGTCCTGCTGGTAGTTGCTGAAGAACCGGTTGCCGACCGGCACGCGGCCGATGAACCAGCGCCCGACCACTTGGAACGTCGACGCCGACGCCGGGTCGTCGCCACCGTACACCAGCACGTCGCCCATGTTGGAGACGATGATGAACTGGTTCTGCACGCCGACGCCGCTGCTGCCGTCATACGTCCAGTTGATCAGAGCCTGGAGGTTGCCCCCGTTGGGCAGCATCGAGCCGAAGTCGAAGTCGGTCGCCACCCCAGCGTACTCGCCGAATTCCAAGTACCAACCACGGGTCGTGTCCTTCTCGATGAACCAGACCCGGTTCTTGTAGACGGTGACGAAGCTGAAGAGCGCCGGGTCGATGCCGCTGATCTGGTTGGGTCCGGCACCGAGCGTGATCTGGGTGAACGTCGTGCCGTCGTAGATCCAGTATCCACTGCCAGGGTTCACCATCAGCATGACGTGGACGCCGACGTTGGTGGTGAAGTTGAGCGTGGTCCACTCGCCGACAGGGGCACCGGTCGGCACCGACAGGACAGGCACCGGCACCGTGATCGAAGGCGTGGCCGTCGTCACGTCGTAGATGTCGCCGGCAGCCGTCGCGGCCAGGAGCTTGTTGACCCCCAGCGGCGACTGGTACTTCATCTCGGAGCGCACCTCGCCCGACAGGTTGCTGGCGTGGCGGATGTAGCCCCGGCGCATCTGGCACCCCATGACGCGGGGCACGAGGTTCTCCAGCCGGATCGCCGTCAGCGGGTTGCCGCCGGGCAGCGGCTGGGTGACGTCGAGCCCCTTCAGCGGAGCGCCGAACGGGAACGCCTGATGGTTCTGCGCGGCGCTCGACCGCCTGGGCGTCGTGCGGCGAGGGTGGTTGTAGACCTGAAGCGGCATTACGGGATCGCCTCGTAGTAGGGCTGCTGCTGGGTCCGCTGCTGCGCCAGTGACTGAGCCTGGGCTTCGCAGTCACCCTCGTCGCCGGACGAGCAGAGGTACTGCCCGTTCTCGTCGGTGCAGATGTAGGTCCGGCGGGCGAAGAAGGCACCTTCTGCCGGCGTCCCTACGTTGGGATTGGGGACGATTTCGTCCGTCGGAGTCACCACCCAGCCTGGAGGAAGCGTTGCCATTTCGTTCCCAGGAAATGTCAGTTCTGGCGCATGCCGTAGAGCGAAGCCTCGGGCAGGTTGCCGATGCCGATGTACGGGTAGTCGTGGCGGCCGCCGGCCATGTTCAGGATGTTGGCTCCCTTCTCGGCACCGATGCGCGAGTCGAAGGCAAGCAGGAAGTCGCGCACGGCAGCGGACGAGTCGAAGCCACGGGCTTCGAGCCACTTCATCCGGGTCAGCAGCGTCATCAGGATGCCGTCAAGCTGGAACGTGTCGCCTGCCTTCGTCGCCACGTTCTTGTACAGGTCGGGGTTGTCCGCGTCCTGCACGAGCGCCTGGGACAGGTACATGAACTTGAACGTCTGCCCTGGCGGTGCCGGCGGGTTCAGGAACCAAAGCTGGCGCTGGCGCATCTGCCACGTCAGCGTGAAGTTGGCGCTGATCGGGAAGACACGGTAGGTCATCCAGCCCTGGGGGCTGACCGGGCCGACCGCAGGGAAGCGCATGCTCGCGTTCCACTGGGTCTGGTCGATGAAGCGGTAGAAGTCGCCAGGGAGGTCGAAGGCGACCTCGTTCGACTCGCCAGGGACCGGCGGGATCAGCGTCTCGACGACGACGGTCCCTTCCTTGGTCAACTGGCTCCACTCGTAGGCGTTGAGCATCTCCAGGCTGGCGAGGTTCGCCACGCTCTTCATCAACACCATGTTGGGATCTGAGGAGCCGACCGGGTCGGTCGGCACCGGCAGGTTGAGCATCGCGCAGACCTGTTGCATCAACGTCTGGAACGTCGAGAAGTTGGTCATCGAATAGGTAGGCACGATGCTCTCCCCAGGCTTCAGCGGCCGAAGTTTTTCACCGGGGGCTTGCCGCCCGAGCGCCCGGCGAGCGCGGCACGCTCCTCGTCGGCGACGTGATCGCCCTGGGCGACGTGAGGCTGGGCGATCTGGGCTTCGAGTGCCCTGATGCGCTCCAGCAGCGCCTCGTTGCCGTTGACGGTCAACAGGTACTTCTTCGCCGCGTCGGACATCTCGCGGGCACCCATGAAAGTCATGTTGGTGTCCGACAGGTTCGCCAACTGCTCGATGGTGCGGATCTTGAAGTACGCAAGCTCCTCGATGTGCGCCTCGGTCAGGAACGGCGCGACCTTGAGCGGCGTGCCGACCACCTGATCCTTGACGCCGGCAATGAACTGCGCCCAGTGCTGCGGCCAGCGCCTGCGATGGAGGTCCCAGACCTCCGCAGTGACGATGTTGTTCTTGTCGCCGGGGATCATCACGGTGACGAACGGGACGTCCTTGTAGATCGGGCGATTGGCCTTGTTCGACTCCTCGATGTCGATGCGCGGCTTCATGTAGAAGTGGACGTGGAGCTTGTCGTCGTGCCCCGGTCCCATGCCTGGGGGCAGGCCGCCTGGAGCGCCGCCGAATTGGCGAGCATCGACGCTCACGGTCTGATCGAACTTCGACCAATCGGTCGGGGGCTGGCTGTTTTGCAGGGCTTCAACCTGCTGCGCGTCGAGTGCCATCTGGGTTCTCCTTGTGCGTGGGATGTTTCGAAAACGCGGCGAGCCCATCCCACTGAAGCCCGCAGTTTAAATGCTCAGACGCCGATGGTCGGGACCACCTCAAGGATCAGGCGCACGTCGGTCAATTCGACGTCGTCGATGCCACCGCTGATCTTGCTCGCCCTGACCTCGTACACCGGGTCGCCGGCAACAGGCACGGCGTTGATGACCTCAAACGACGCCTCGGCGATGTTGGTGTTGCCCTGGCCGCTGATCGTCACGCCGCCGGGCACGTTGACCCCGTCGCGGAACAGGCTGAAGACCACCTCGTTGCCCACGTCGCAGGAGATGCCGACGTAGAAGGTGACGCGGGTGTTCGTCGAGGGCAGCCCCAGGGCGTTGCGCCGAAGCTGTCCGCTGGTCGGGCCGAACGACGTGAAGTCGGCGGTGATCGCCATCAGGTCGGGCAGCACCACCATCACGGGGGTGATGCCCAGGCCGACCAGGGTGGCGGTGTCGGCACCGAGCGCGCCGAACCCTGGCGTCATCGTGTCGATGAAGTCCTTGATCATCGTCCGCACTGCTGCGGCGGTGATCTGATGCGAGGCGTTATCGGGCAGCGTGGCGTCAGCCTGAGCCTTCAACGCGAACATTGTCTTGCGTGCCATCAGGGGCTCCCGTTGTCGAAGGCGTTGTTGAAG